CTGCCGTGTCTAAATTAGGCATCTGGAGTGGTGAACTGTGTGTTCAAATAGAATTCAGCAAAGCCCTTCTTTGTGAAATACAAGATCTCAAAGACTGTAGCCACCGTGTGATCGCTCGCTGGGGTCCCATTTGGATGGGGTGGTGGTGTCAACTCTGGATAATATTGTTTCAAGAATTGTGCTTGAGATTTTGCTGAAACGTACCCTTGTAGTTCTTTATCATTTAGGTAGCCAATCGCAAGCTGGCAATCTAATCGGTGTCTTGTGTCACCCAACCATGCAGCATAAGTCCCTTTAACCATATGTCGAGTCTCCTCCTCCCCCGTCTTGCAGTTCATGAAAGTGATGTCGCGCATGATGATTTGGTCATGGACGTGGGACGCTTCCGCGCCTGACACTTCTGGCGGAGTATTAGTTTGTGAGCCGGTGTTTTTGTATGTTTTGGTTTTCTTGAGTGTTTTTGATGTTTTATTCGTGTTTTCCGTAATCAAAGGCGATGTCTCATCTTGGCGCTCTAAATCAAAAAGTCGGGGTTGGTGGGAGAATTGCGTACACGTGTTTTGCGGTGATGACCGCACCAACAAAACCGCGCGGCACAAGGCTAGGGTGAGCAGCAAGGATGCTGTCGATACCAGCACGTTGGTAAGCGCCAAGTAGTTGGATTGGGTGGACATGATTCCTGAATTGTCTGAGCGTACTGTTTGCGAGAGATGGTTTAAGTCGACGTGCGACAAGAAAAGCACAATCTTCACTTGGATCGTAGATATCGTTCTCGCAACGATCAGCATACTTATAGGTGCTGGAGAAAATCTTGAAAGACCTCAAGCTTAAGATTACGTCCACGATGTAAATCGCTTCTTCAGCATTGACATCTGGGTAGAAAAGTGGAATCGTGGCCTTGAGCCATTCAGCCTGTTTTTCGGTGTAATGTATTTTCCGGTCGTTAAATGAGGTAAAAATTTCTCCGAGGGTGCATTTTGGATCGTGCGTTTTAGCAAAGTGGCGGAAGAAAGCTCTTACGGGGTCCGCCAGAACTTGTCCGTCCACAATGAACCTGCCAGCGTGATAAGGGGGTTTGTTGACGTCAATTTTCATGGTCACCTTGAGCCTGGAGTATAAGCTTGCCCGCATCGAGATTTTCCACCCCTCATTGCTGCATATGAAATCGTCCCCTTTCTGAATGCCAGCGCAATATTTCAAGCCGTTGTACCTTATTGCCATCGTGCCTTTCATCATGAAGCAGTTTGCATTTAAGGTAAATGGATCACCAGAGCCTAGATTCCACTTAATGAATGCTTTGTAGAGCCCTTCAGCCAACGACTTGACGTAGGCCATTGACCTCATCATGACGTACAGGTCGCAGATTTCTAGCGGTACATTGCAAAACTCGAGAAACATTGCGTAAGCAAGAACGTGAGCTGGTCTGTGAGTGCTGTCCTGACGAGTTAGGTCGATCTGGAGATTGCCAAAAGTTTCGAGTCTAGCTCCTATCCCCCTCTCCTTGAGCACCATGCTTAGCTCATCATCTGAGAGCCCGACATCAGTGATGAAGTCATCCCTGTCCATCTGCGCCATGCCGTAGTATGCGAGCCTCGCGTAGGGACCAAAGAAATTTGTCATGGATGCCTCATTTGCTATGACTGTTTGGCCGTGTGTCTCTTGG